CTCAAACTCGCTAGTCTCAACAATCGCATCGAGGTTCTCTCCAGTAAATGTTTGAATCCTTTTATCCTTTGAGCCAGCAAAGAAAAACTCGCCACCTTTGTAAACTTGTGAGTCCAGCGAGCTAGGGAGAGCGTCCAAACTATCAGAAATATTAGCGAGATTTTCAAGAGTATAGCCAGCAGTAAATAGGGGAGCCATAGCGTCCAAACCAATATTAGCAGTACTCCAGCTATCAGTCGCATAGTTATATATAATCAGCTCGTCAGGTGTTCCATCCCCTGAGTCTACACTAGGGTAAGACCAAACAACAATCTCACGAAGTGGGTCGATAACAGCACTCATACGAGCTGCGTTGTTTGACTGAAAGCGAGACAGGAAGTAACGGTTTACTTTTTCTGCGCCAATAGGCTTAGACGACTGACCGTCAAACACATAAAAGCCATCATCAGAGAGGTAAAAAACATTGCGACCAAGAGAGGCAACAGAGCCAGAGATTTTGCAACCACGGTTAAGCTGCACTTTGTCAAACTCAAATACCAACGGAGAGCCAACATACTGCGCCCTGACAATACCCTTCTCCATAAGGATTGTTGCATACTCGCCGCCAACCAACCCAGTTATAGTACCCATATCTGAGATGTCTTGATGGTCTGCTTGAGTATCAGCATCCCGCGCCCAGCTATCATAGTCACCAATACCAGACCAACGCACACGATATGGCTTCTCACCATCGTTATCGTTTGTGTAGCCACACATAACGAAGTCGCGAACAACAGCAAGAAACTTAGCTTTGGGTGGTGAGCCACCCAAGTCCGCAAAGCGACCACCAGCAGCAGCCGTAATTGTCTGTATTGGGTCGGAATAGTTTGTTGCAATAACCTCCTCACCAAACTGAACAAAACGCCAAACGTATCCATCCCCAGTTGAATAAGATGCGTCACTTGTTTTTGATATATCAGTCAGGCTTGAGTCAGTTGCGTCAAGTTTGTAAAGAGAGTTCTCGTCACCAACGTAGATAGCCGCAGATGCGGCGTCATCTTTTGCAGCGAACATGCCGCGAATAAATTTATTAGCTGCACCAGAAAAGGGCAGTACGTCAGGAAGGCTACTATAGCCATTGGCAGCAGGCACTACATTTGTTGCAACTGTAGCTCCAGCACTTTGATAGGGCGGCTGGTCAGGTAAAAATTGTCCTATCTTAATCATTGTTCATTCCAAACTTCCGAGCCTTCAGATACAACAGTCCAAATTTCTGTTCCCTCTGATACCTCTGTCCACGTTTCATCTTCTTCGGTAACTATAGACCAATCCTCACCCAAAATCTCTACATCTGTTTCAGTAAATGTAACAATTGCAGACATTGCTGATGCACCGACAAACTCACCATTCGCCACCGCATCTATCAATGCCTGAGTTGCAGGGGTTGCTGAACCTATTGCAAGAAGACCGCCAGCAGCAGTCATTGTTGCTGGGCCAGCGAGAAGAGATGCGCCAAACTGAACACGGATACCATCAGATGTGACAGTAGCGGTAACGCTTACGCTACCTTCACCGAACTGTATGCGTATACCTTCTGGCGTTACTGTTGCTGTTACAGAAGGCGTGGCCGCACCAAACTGGATACGAATAGCGCCAGATGTTACAGATGCAGATGCAGAAACACTTGCCTCACCTTCACGCAAAGCAAGTGTATTCCAGAAGGCAGCATCAAGTGGTTGGTTGGGGATTTGCTCTAAATGACCCCAGTTGTCGAGCTGCTCAAGATTTGGCCCAACAATATCGGCCATAACTAAGCCGCCGTAATGTCAACGCCTGATGCAGCAATCTTAAAGATGTCACCGTCAGCAATAGTCTTGGATGTAGTCAGCGCCGAGTGGAAAAGAAGGTTGCCACCCGTCGAAGCATCCCAGAGGCCGATATGAGTAATCGTTCCAAAATCACCTCCAGAAGCAGCAGGAAACTCAACAGCAGAACTATTGGAAGCAGTACCGCTTGAAGAAGCACTAAAAGCAATAGTTTGACGAGCGTATCCATTTCCACTTACCTCTGTACCTGTACCCGCGTCAGTTGGGTCAGCAGTGTGCAATGCAACATAAACATTCGTTGGCGAAGACGTGCTAGACGTGCCAAGAAAATGGTCGAGGAAAGCATCCTCAAGGTAATCACTCATTGCGCTCATGTCAGTTCTCCATAGTCAGATTTCATTTGAAGAGCCGAACCAGCTTGTTTGCTACGCTCTTCTTCGCGCTTAATTTCATCAATCGCCCGTGTGAACAGCTGCTCATACACAGTCGTTTTCTGGTCATCCATCAAATATACACTAGCAGCAGCCAAAGCGCCATAGAGATATGCGTCAGGATGGCGAGTAAGTATTTCGTTTATCCCGTTGCTGTCGGAAAGCTCAGGAACGCCCTCCATGTACACAATCTCAGCCGTGTATGATGTGTCAGGCTCAGGGGCAAATTTAATCTCACCGCCAATGATTGTATAAGCACGAGGCTTGCCACCTGCATTAGAGGCATATAGTTCATCTAACTTGGCTGGTGTGTAATACTCAAGCACTTCCTTCGGAGAGGTGTTGAGCTTCACAAGTCGGATAGAACGCAAGTCAGTCGGCAAAGACACATATGCGTCACCACCAACAAGCGTTGCTGTTGCACGTTTTTCCTGACTACGAGCGTTCATCTCACGAGACATGCGAGACTCGGCAAGAGAAATAAAGTCAGGAATTTGGGTAGTCAAATCATCACGAGCCAAGAAGTTGGCAATGGATGTCTTTAGCTCGGAATAATTTGTAATTGCCATTATACGCGCCCACCGCTCGTGCGAAAGAATCTGTTGTCATAATCATTGAGCCATTTTTTCCAAGCCTGCGGATTGTCCTTCGGTTGGCCTAGCTCTTCGATAAGCTGATGATACAGTGCCGTCGGTATTTCTGCAACCTTCTGATGGTGCTTTTGAGTATCACCTTGCAGACTACCTGCGCGATACTCATTACGTTCAGCCATGTTCTTAGCAAGAAGAGAGTCCACGTTTTGTGTACTCTCAAAAATCATTTTGCCGTCATCGCCAAAATGCGCCCAAGTCTCCTTACCTGTAATAGCGTCACGTTTGACAAGCCGCTTTTGCATCTGTGTCTCCTTGAAGAAATAGGGGGGCGACAATAATGCCGCCCCCAGAGTTCTTATGTTTACGACAAGTTGTAAACAGCGCCGTGTGCTTTCGGTGCAGAGACTTTCAGCGTCCACTCGGTGAGAATCTGGAATTTCTCAGAGTCACCAGTTTTCGCCAAGTCTTCAACAGCGAAGTTACGGTTCGGCAGTGTGCATACAGAAGCATAGTCACTGTCGAGCAGATACACGCGGTCAGAAGTGGTAAAGCGGTCAATTACAACGTCCAGCTGACCAAAGTCAGACAGGTACAGGCTTACGCTACCAACGATGGCGGCTTCGCGCGGGGCGGTGTAATTGATTTGGTTGGTCGAAACAGAACCGCTGTTCAAGTCGCTGAAAGCGGCTTTCTTAGCAGGAGAAACAACCAGCATGTTCGGCTGACCACCGTCTTCGTAGGCGGCTTGCATGGCTGAGTCAATCATAGCCAAGGTCAGCGTGCGGTCAGTACCATCGTCAGACGGGATGTGCGTACCAGCGCCAACGCCTGCATTGAAAGCAGTTTCGTCAGAAGCGATAGATACGTTGGTAATCCAGCTTGACAGCGTACCAGCTTTACGCGGGTCAGAAGAAGAGCTTGCTTGAGGAGTCGTGATTGACTTCTCAATGTCGCGGCGCAGCTCCAAACCTTTCAGAACTTTCTGATAGGCGGTTTCACGGTCACGACCAGCTTTGTCAACGGCATCCAAAGTGCCAGAGACTTGAGCGTCTTTCTGGCTGATTTGCATGTAGTTGCCCAAACGAGTGGTGGCAGTCGGCGTATCATAAGTAGCGTCAGCACCTTCGTTTTGGTAGTTGGCAGCAGAAGCAGCAGCCAGCTCTTGTACCTGCCACTCAACGTGGACGGCATTGCCAGTTTCTTTTTTCAAAGCAGAAAAAATCGGGGTTTCATCAGGGTCGATGCGGGTGATTACGTCAGACAGGTCTTCGCGCTCACCAACAGCGTTTGAAGTAGTAAATTGTGCCATTTTATGACCTCATTCTCTCAAGTAGTACATCAACGGCAGCGTCTTTGCTGCCAGATTTATTTAGGCGTTCAAGTGCCTGTTTCTTACGATTCGCATTTGCTTGAGCTTTGGTCGTTGGTTTTCCAGACTTGGTTACCTTTGGAGCCTTCTTGACCTTCTTCTGAGCAACTGGCTTTTGGGCCATAAGTTGGTCGTAAAGATAAGCCTTACGAATAGCAAGAACACCACGAGCATCTGCGATGTTAGAGACTTCCTGCTCTGAGAACCCCAGAACACGTTGGGCATATGAGACAATCTCGCCCTTCTCTTTTTGTGCAACCTCAGGGTCTTTCCACTCAGGCAGGGCTTCGAGAAGCTTTTCCTGTTGCTGGGCCAGATTCGCCTGATGCTGCTGCATCAACTCTTGTTGTTGCTCCTGCTGCATACGGTCTTGCTCGGCTTTAAGTTTTTCCATCGCTTCCTTGCGGTCACGATAAGCCTCACGCTGACGCATATACTCCATCGGGTCTTCGCTGTACAGGTTGTCCCAATACTCTTGGGGCTGCTCACCAGCGTTGTCCAACTGAGCTTGCAACGATTGCAAAGCCTGAGCATATTGCTCACGCTGCTGCGCTAGAGCGGCTACCTCGGCTTCAGAGTTCTTACGAATCTCAGCGGCCTCTTGCATACGCTTTTGTGCAGCCTGTTCCAACTGATAAGATTTGACAAGTTCGTCTGCGCTGACGTTCTTTTCTTCACCATCAATCTTCACAGTGTAGTATTCGTCTTCATCATCAACTTCTTCAAGTTCTGATACATCAACATCATACTCTTCATCATCGTCTTCTTCGTCGTCGTCTTCGGGTAGCTCTTCAGCATCCTCGTACTCAAACTCATCATCCGATGTCGCTTCAACTTCTTCGGTCTCAATAACCTCTTCAGTTTCAGCTACAGGCTCTTGAACATCTTCGCTTGCCTCTTGAGGGGCGTTGACATTCAAGAGTAGGTCAACAGCTTGACCTTGGCTTAGAGATTCACCAGCTCCTAACGGGGTACTAGTTTCATCACTCATCTTTTGTCTCCTCTACGGAATCTCGCGGAGTCTAGCTCCAGTTTCGCTAAGTCACCTGTCTCGATGACTTCTGACAAATGGCCGCGCACCACCATTAGTGCTTGGTACATTTGAAAGAGCGTTTCTCGTTCATCTAATGATGACGAGGAATCTTTCCAAGCTTCGATATACTTTCCCTCCAGCACATCAAAAGCTTCTACAATCAGAGGGTCACGCATCAACGCTTTGGCGCGTTCACCCCTGTTTTGTTCTTCCCTTCGCTTCCCTTCACTCACCAGCAGTCTCCTCTACTGTTGCAAAAATACCACACAATGCTTTTTACGCAAGATATTTATACTCGCGGTAGATTGAGTGATGTATCCACGCCAGAGCGTAGCTTCTCTGTGCGAAGCTGCATTTCAAACTCAAGCTCTTGACGGCGCAACTCAAGCTCCGCTGCCATCTTCTCACGTTTGAGCTGAAACTCCATCTCCATCTTCTGTTGTTCCATTTGCAACTCGGCTTGCATTTTCTGCATTTCAGCAGCAACACGCGGGTCTTGTTGTGGCCCAGCCTGAGCAGCAGCCTGCGCTTGCTGTGCAAGAACGGCATCAATCTGCTCGGACGGTGCAAAGAACTGAGTTGCATCCTTGAAGCCAGACAGTTCTGCAATCTTAGCAAGTGTGTTGCGATATTGGCTCATGCTGACCATTGGGTTCTGAGCGCCAAACTGAGCAATAATCTGCTCTTGTTTTTGTGCAATCTGAGACAAGAAAGCAATCTGCTGGTCACGCTGTGCAGTGCCAAGGCCCACGTTGATTTGAACATCGTATGCACTGTTCCACTGACGCGGGTCCATAGGAATGAACTGATTGCGAAGACGGATAATCTTCTCTTTATTCTGATACTTGGTAACAAGTTGCAAGATACCACGGAACAATGCGCGTACACCTGTCTCAGCAAACACACGAGCAATCATTTCAATCTTGCCCTGAGACGCAGCCTGCATTGCTGCTACTGCTGTCGCTGTCGTGGACTGCAATGCGTCTGCATCCAAGCCCATTGACTGCTTGCTAATACCTGTACGCTGCTCACGCACACTGTCCATATAGTTCAGTGCGGGGAATACAGAGGATGATACTTCAGGAACCTGAAGAGGCTGAACCGCCCCAGCAGTACGAGTACGCACGATGCCCCCTGGCCTGTTAGTAAGTAGGTCATCCAGATTTACCTGACCTTCAACAGCAACAACGCGAGCATTGTTTGTGTTGTAGATATTGTCGAGCAACTGACGCATCAATGTAGACTTGATGAGCTGCACATCCATGACCAGCTCTGCAACAGAGCGACCAATGGCGCGGTGCGGCATCAGAATTGGCGACAGGATAGCAAACGGGATGTGGTCAAACTCTTCATTCTCAAGAATGTGATAGCCTTCGCCTATCGTAAGAACACGACGAAACTCAGCCACCCCGTCCCCGTCATAGTCAGAGCGAATATAACATTCTGTAACGAGAACATTTCGCATAGCAGGGTCACTGCTGTCGTGCGCCGCATTTGTTTCAAGGTCTTCAAAACGCGACGTGCGCTCTTCCGAAATATCAAGGTCTGTGTATCCAGCATATTGCTCAACCTCATCACGGTCATAACCCATCGAAACAAGGTCACTAACAGTCATTGTTGAGCGATGAGCTACAAAGTTTGCATCCTCAAGCGACTTGGCACGGTTGCCAATCAAGAACTCTTCAGGCGGCACGTTTTCAATACGAACATTGCCGTTGTTCTTGGTGCGCTTAATCTTAACATCGTAAATAATCGGAGCGGGGATGACGATGCCCTCTGGGCCTTCAATGTCCTCGCCAATGGTG